CAACGACACCATCATGGGTGATGACATACGACTCACTGACGAGCACGGTGCTTCAGTACCTTGAGCGTAGTGATCCTGCTGTCGTCGCCGCCATCCCCACATTCATCACCTTGTGCGAGTTTGAAATTGCGCAGGAAATCAAGACTTTGGGTCAGTTAACCGTTGCCAACGCAACAGTTACTCCAAGTGAGCCTACATTGGCTAAACCTGCGCGCTGGCGTAAAACGGTATCCATGAGTATCAATAATGGTACGACGACGGAACCCGTCTTCTTGCGTAAGTTTGAATACCTCAAGAATTACTGGCCAAACGTGAGTAGTACAGGTTTGCCTAAATATTACGCAGATACTGATTATGAGCATTGGTATTTGGCCCCTACGCCAGATCAGGCGTATGACTTTGAGGTTCTGTACTACGAGCGTATAGCGCCTTTAAGCTCAACAAACCAGACCAACTGGCTTACCCAGTACGCACCCAATGCGATGCTGTACGGAACCCTGTTGCAGGCGATGCCGTTCTTGAAGAACGATGCGCGTGCGATATTCCAGCAAAAATACACCGAAGCCATTACCGCACTGAAGACGGAAGACGTCGCACGTGTTGGTGATCGTTCAGCTATAGCCGTGGACTCTTAACATGACAACATACCTAAATCCCTACACAGGACAGACTATCAACCCATCTCAGGTGGGCTATGAATACATCTCCCTGACCGCTGATACAGAACTACAGTGGCCAATCAACGGCAACACTTCAGACGTTGTCGCCAACATCATTGAGGTCGCGCCATCTGCCGCAGGCTTCAAGTTGATCATGCCACCTGCAACTCAGGTGTCTGATGGCCAAAGCGCTTTGATAAGAAACGTAGGCGCCTATCCTTTTACAGTAGTTAAAAACACCAACTATGCAACGATTGTGTCTGTTGCCTCTGGCGTAGCTGAATACGTCTATGTGACCAATAACACCACTGTTCAAGGTACATGGTCAACCGTGACATTTGGTACAGGCACTTCAGCCGCAAACGCCGCTGACTTAGCTGGATATGGCTTAACCCCAATCAGTACAACGCTCAACCAATCGTACCCCCTGACAAGCATTTTTTCTAACTACACGATGACCAATGTAGATAGGGCATCTTTCCTTGTCTGGCAAAGTGGTGCAGGCAACATGACATTGCCATCTGCATCTAGCGTAGGTAATAACTGGTTTGTGATGATTCGCAACAACGGTACAGGCATCTTGACCGTTTATCCAGCGGGTTCAGACACCATCGACAACAACGCACAAGCTCAGCTTCAACTGTCTGAATCGTTTGTGCTTGTCTCTAACGGATCTACAGGCTACAACTCTTACGGATATGGCCAATCAGCAACGTTTGTATTTACCCAGCTAAATAAGGTGGTTACTGGCGGTACGGTAACCCTGAGCGTGGTTGAGGCATCTAGCTTGATCCAAGAGTACACAGGTGTTTTGACCTCAAACTGTATTGTGATTTTGCCGCCTACAGTTCAACTGTACTCATTGCAAAATAAGACTACAGGCTCTTTTACGCTGACGTTTAAAACAACTTCAATTGGAGCAACAACGGTTAGTCTTCCGCAAGGGCAAACAATTATTGCTATTTGCGATGGAACAAACGTCTATAACGCTCAGACGTCTACATCAAGCACGATTGTTGCCCTAACAATTGGTAACGGTTCTGCGGCGGCTCCATCGCTTTCGTTCTCTGGCGACGCTACTACAGGTTTGTACTTGGCGGCGAGTGGACAGCTAGGGTTCTCTGCGGCTGGATCAAATGGGATGACATTGTCATCAAGTGGTTTGGCGGTGCCTAATGGTATTGCTGGGGGTACGTTTACATGACGGCAAAGGTTGTTGCTCTCCAGATCAAACCGGGCATCCAACGCGATGGCACCGTCTTCAACGCCCCTACGTATACCAGTGGCCAGTGGGTGCGTTTCCAAAACGCCTTACCCCGCAAGATAGGTGGCTACCGCGGCATCTTTTTGAACGCATCTGGCATATCGCGTGGCATGACCATGAGTTCTACCAATGGTTTGAACTACGTCATCTCTGGCACAAACAACAAGCTTCAGCAGTGGGCAACAGACAATGATGATGGCATCGGATCTGGCCCAACTGATTACACGATGACTGGTTTTACTTCAAGCGCCAACAACTTGTGGCAGTTTGATATTGGTTATGACTCGCAGGGAGCGGGGGTAAATAACCTGATTGCGCACGCAGGACAAAACCTTGCCAACATCGACAGCATCGACAACACTCGCCCCTTGTATGGGCCATTTCCTGCCACCACTTTAGCTCCTGTAGGCGTTTTTACTGCTTCTGGAGTTACTAAGTCAGGTTCCAAGCTGGTCACATTTGCCGCCACTAATACCGCTATTGGTGCAGGCGTATCCGTCACTGGAAGTGGAATTCCATCAAGCACCACAGTAACGGCGGTTCAATCAATCTCCTACGGTGCAATTGGTGTAGTTTCCATCAATACAGTTGGATCAGGCTACACCAATGGAACGTATACAAGCGTACCCTTAATTGATAGTTATCTCAAAGGCTCTGGAGCTACTGCAACCGTTGTCATAAGTGGCGGTGTAGTTACTACGGTAACTCTGACAACGGGTGGATCAAACTACGTTGCTCTAGACACTTTTACAGTAGCCGCCGCATCTGTAGGTGGAACTGGTAGTGGATTTCAGGGCACCATTGGAGCATTAGCTTCAACGTCTGCAACTTTATGGACAGCATTTTTAAGTAATGCGGCAACAGCATCTGCAACAGTTACTTTGAGCTTTGACGCAAACGTATCAGTGTCTGGTGGCGTGGTGATGCTTCACCCTTACCTATTTGTGTACGGCAACTACGGACTGATCAAGAACAGTTCAGCAGGAAACTTCAATGACTGGGTGTCTGCGGATGCCAATGAGACGTCTGTATCGACTGGTAAGGTGATCAAAGGTCTACCACTGCGCGGTGGTACTACATCGCCTGCTGGCCTGTTCTGGACGCTAGATTCCGTGGTACGGGTCACCTATTCACCCTCCACCGTTAACGGAATCAATTACTTCTGGAAGTATGACTTGATCACCAGCCAAAGCTCGATCATGTCTAGTCAGTGCGTCATTGAGTATGACGGAATCTTCTATTGGGCTGGAACTGATCGATTCTTGATGTACAACGGTGTTGTGCAAGAAGTACCTAATACGCAGAACATGAATTGGTTCTTTGACAACTTGAACTACAACCAGCGCCAAAAGGTGTGGTGTACGAAAGTGCCGCGTTGGGGTGAGATATGGTGGTTCTACCCACGTGGGGATGCAACAGAGTGCAACGATGCAATCATCTACAACGTAAGGGAAAAGACGTGGTACGACGCGGGACAGTCGCCCGGCGCGTACCGCTCCGCAGGCACTTTCTCCGAAGTCTTCCGCCAACCTATCTGGGCTGGTAATGAAGAGAACAACATTGGCACCTACACCTTGTGGCAACACGAGACAGGCACCAACCAGATCTACCTGAACTTTGTAGATGCGATTGACTCATACTTTGAGACGCCACCGCTAGGAACGTATGCAGGATTGGTGGGCTCGACGGCGCAACCGGGCGACAACGTCTGGACGCGCTGTGAGAGAGTTGAGCCTGACTTTGTGCAGTCAGAGCAGATGTACTTGATCGTCACTGGTAAAGGCTATGCTGATGATGTAGATCAGCCTTCAGATCCCTACTACTTTGACCCTGACACCTTGAAGGTAGACATGCGTGAGCAACGTCGTGAGATGCGCCTGCGTTTTGGTTCTAACACCTTTAACGGCAACTATTTCATGGGTAAGGTGCTTTTGAGCCTCGATACAGGCGACGTTCGCGGAACAGGCAATCCATAATGTTGACGTATGACCCTCGCGGCATGGAATGGCCACTTTACTGTAGCTTGATGGCGGAACTGTTTTCGTCAAACGACATCGGTACGGTGCCAGAAGAACGCTGGAGGGATTGGGTGGACGGTATCAACGGTATCGGCTACTTTGCACAATCTGCTATACCTGACCAAAGGCTATTTGACTCATGGCAGGAATGGGCTGAGCAAATGGTTGGAATAATGAATTTACAGGCGTAGAGTCATGGCAATAAAACAAATGACAACTCAAGAAATCGTTCGAGATAGCGATGAATTACGCGGCTCCGATGCTGATTGGAAAAAGATTTACGCTGGCTTACATGAGTCGATTAAGTCCAATAAGTACAGAATTATGAGATGCAACAACACTTTGTTTTGGTACAAGATACTAGACCAAGGGTCTGCTCAGATGTTTATTTTCAATGCAGACACGCAAAAGAACTTTTTAAGAAATATGAAACAGTTTGCGGAAGCAATGAAAAATGCTGGCTTTCATACAGTGATGGGAATTACCACAAACCCGCAATTGTTTACCATGATTTCTCGCATGGGAATTCAAATTGAAGTTGAAGACGCTGGCGTTGATGCTCAAAACCGCCCTTTGTATAAGGGGGTAGCACATGTGTGATCCAGTACAAGAAGCAAGTAATGCGTTTACTACTGCTGAAGATCTTGGCCAGACTGCAATTGACACGGTAGTAAAAGCGCCTGAGAAAATTCTTAAAACGGCTCAAACAATTGTTAGAACTGCTAACACTGCTGTTGATAACATCATAAGGAACCCACTTCCTACTATCGAAGTTGCTGTTTTGGTGGCTATGGGTGTGCCTCCAATTATTGCATCCTCTGCTGTAACTGCCGCGAATGGTGGAAGCATGGAGAAGATTGCTCTAAGCGCCGCTACAGCTTTTGCCGCCGCAGAGATTGGCAATCAAGTTGGAGAGCAATACTCACCTATTGAAACTGAGACACTTAAACAGCTTGGCCCTCAGTACGCAGATGAAGCCCTGATCAAACAGATTGTTGTTAGCTCTTCTGGATCCGCCGCCGTAGCCGCTTTGAAGGGCGGTAGTTTTGAACAAGTATTGAAAGCCAGCGTATCTGGCTCTGTAGACGCATATATCAGCGACTCTTTAAAGTCTAGTGGATATAACAATGTTGATTCCAAGATACTTGCTAGTGCAACTTCAGCCGCAACAAGGGCTATTCTTAATGGTCAAGATGTAGCAACAGCAATTGGTAATTCAGTTGCGGCGACTGCACTGAGTGCAACAATTTCAGGAAAAGTTGACCAGATCAACAAGAATAATGAACTTGGCCAAGGCTTGTACGACAGCTATGCATCTCTCAAAGATAAAGCAGATAGTTATTTCAAAGACACTGTCAATCCTGCACAAATAGACGAGAAGGCTCATTACGACGATTATGTTGCGGCAAGGAATGACTACCAAAAAATAAAAGACGAGTTTGATGCTCAGTACAAAATTTGGAATGACAACAAATATGTTGATGCAACTATAGCCAATAAAGCGGCAGATGCGGCTAACGCCTTATCGCCTAAATTAGATACTGCTTCTACCTTTTTGAAGGCCGCTAGTGATGCATTCAAAGACAGCACTGGAGTTGCAGAAAAGTATCGCTCTACATACACAAATGAATATGTAAATGCGATTGAAGATGTCAATACCAAGTTAACAAACATCAACAAGGAAAACACTACGCTTGCTGGTGACCTTGGCCCATTGGTAACCAAGTACGAACAACAAGCCGCTTTAGATAAGAGCAACATAACCAAAGAAGTTGGGGCTAATGCTGTAGAGGAAGCGCAAAAGCTTGCAGAACAACAGGCTAAAGAAGCTAAGTTTCAAAACTACGCTGACCAACAAGAAGCTGGTGGCGCAACTTCAGAAGACTTTTATGCCAAGAAGGCTGGCTTTGAAAACTTTGTAGATCAACAAAAAGCAAATGGTGCATCTCCACTTGATTTCTATGCGCAAAAGGCTGGTTTTAAAGATAGTGCAGATCAGCAAGCCGCGTTGGCAGTAGGAGTAAATACTGCTCAAGACTGGACTAAATACAAGGTTGCACAAGAGACAGCCCAATTTAATGCCGACAGAAGCGCAACGTCTTATGGGTTTAAAGATGCCGCAGATCGCAAAGTTGCGGAATCGGCTGGATTTACTGACTCATATAAATGGAGTCAATACCAATCGCTTTCTGATACAGGTAAGCAAAACTACGACGCCCAAGTAAAAGGTGGAATGCCTGTTGATAAGGCATTAGAGGCATCTGTAGCGCGTGATCAATTAGAAGGCAAAGACAACACGCCTGAGATTGTTATTACAGCGCCTAGAGATCCATATACAGGCGACATACAGTATGACCTGAGTGGTAATCCAATCAAGTCTACAACTCCGACAACGACGGCCACTAAACCTACAACAGGTACCACATCTATAGGTAGCTCAGTGATACCTGCTGTTCTTGCCGCCGCTCCTTTGGCAGGTGCTCCAACCTTGTCTAGCACTCAAACAGCAGACCCTAAATTGGATACTACTGCTAAGTATTTGTCTTCTTCTATTGGAGGGCAAAAGCTTGCCAATCTTGGAAAACTGACTCAGTTGTATGACACTCTGGATCCAGACGCAGAAGTTGTTAACACTGCTGACAACACCGAAACAACCGACACCTCAAACCTTGTTGACCCTATGACCTACAACCCAGACTTTTATAAAACCAAACTCATGGCCTCTGGTGGTTCAACCACGTCAAACTTGACGCCATTGACAAATTACGACATATCTTTGCCGCCTACGCCAGCAAACCTGTTGCCTGCCGCTCCAGTGGTTAAACAAGACTCAAGGCTCGGCACGCTCAGGAATTTGTTTAGCAGTATTGGCTCTCAAAAGATTGCCCATGCGGCAGAAGGTGGCCTGCCCCATAAGTACGCTGAAGCGGCGCCCAAAGGCCATAAGCCTGAGTTCATTACTGGATTGACTGGCTATTACGCAGAAGGTAAGGGCACAGGCCAATCAGACGACATTCCAGCCATGCTTCATGATGGTGACTATGTAGCTGACGCTGACCTAGTTGCGGCGCTTGGTGACGGTTCTAGTAAGGCTGGCGCTGAGGCGTTAGAGAAGTTCCGCCGCCAAATTCCTCACAACGAAAACGATCACAAAGGCGATCCTGTACCTGCAAAGATCGCTGACGGTGAGTATGTATTCCCTGCAAGCTTTGTAACCGCTATCGGACGTGGCGACAACAAGGCTGGTGCTAAATTGCTAGATTCAATGCGCGAAGAGATCAGAGCGCACAAAAGATCTGCTCCAACGTCTAAAATACCCCCAAAGGCAAAATCTCCTCTTGACTATCTCAAGATGGTGAAAGGTTAATCATGGCAAATTTACTTGAAAGTTCACAATCCACGGCGACGGT